GAAAACTCGCTATTGACGCAGTTGCCTTAACAATCTTATCTTGTAAACCAGGTAAGTCATTCTGTGCGTCATATAATAACGAAGCTCCATCACCCAACTGTGCAAATGAACCACCAAGTGTTTGTAATTGAGCGGCAATATCAAATGCTCTTTCAGGGCTATCCATAATTCCGTCGGCCAATGTTTTAACACCATCAAGGTTAACACCCAATGTTTGTGATTGAGCAACCATTTTGGATAAATCGTTAACACCTTTTGGATAACCATATAACGTTAATGTTGATATTTTACTATTAACATTGGTTAAAAATTCACCAACATTTAACCCGTATTGTCTTGCGTCGTCAACTAAATTTTTGGTTTGTTGAGTCGCGTCTTCAACCCCTAATCCGACACTATCAAAAAACTTTGAAAATTTTCCAATCGTTTCGTCTGACACCCCGACTAATGCAAGTTGTCTAAAATTAATTGCGGCTTGTTCAGTTAAAAAAGTAGTTCTATCTAACGATTTATTAATTACAGAAAAATATGTAACAACATCATTTAAATTACCGCCTAATTTTACAACACCGTCAGATGCTTTAACAAGTGATACACTAAATCTATCAACACCAACACCTACTAAACCTAAATCTTTCCTAACGGTTTCAAAAAGTTTATCTTGGAAACTACCCAAGTTATCTAGTAATCCTTTTGTCTTATTACCTAAATCACCAATACTTGCATTCAAGTCAGTTATTGAAGCAATATTTTCGCCAAGTTTTTTGGATATAGGTACTTCTTGTAGCATCATAACAATAAATAGTTAATTGTTACTTTTCACGAGCTTCTCTGATAATATCATATTCTTGTACCACTTTACCAATAAAATATTTTCTTTGGTACGTTGGCATAATCATAATATCACTATATGTGTAGTTAGCATTTTTAACTAAAAAATGAATTTCGTCTAATAATATTTTTTTATACTCCGAAGAAAGGGCGAAAAAACTCAAGCCCGAAGTTAATGCTTACATTAACCATTTCTCCTGACGGGGCTTTTACAGTTTTAGACAAATCAAATCTTGGTTCACAATCTCTAATTGTATTTCTTAAAACTTGTGAATCCATTATTGGCATTTGTTGAATGTATTTTACAATATTTTCCCTACTATCATTACCATTGATTGAAATAACACTGGCTTCTAATTTTCTTGTGATTGTTGGGGGTACTATTCCTGACGGATAATTATCAAGTTCTTTTTCTAATGTTATTTTTTCACCGTAAGTTAACAATTTGAATTTAACAGTATCATTAGATTTTGGTAAGTTAACACTAAACAAACCATTATCGTCCGGTTTGATTGGTAATTCTTTAATATTTAATTCATCGATATCAACTGAAACATCAAACCTAATATTGGTTAATGGGTCGACAGTTGATAAATTATATTTAGTACCGAATGCCGTGTTTCTTAAAAATATTAAAATTGCCTCAACGTCACTTTCCAATAAATCTTCTATTCTAATGTCAGGTTCATATATTTTTTGACGAACTAACGTACTTATCAACGTTTTCGTATCATAGTTTAAACTCATTAACAAATTTTCGTCTTGAGCTGGCTTTAAATATAAACTGACTTTGTTTTTTGTAAATGAAATATTAGTAAACTAAAATACATCTATCAGGACGAAGTGTCGCTGAAATGGTTTGTAATCCGTCTTCACTATATGAAACACTTTGGAAATCCACATCTGTTAGGAAACATCCTTGTAATATCCATTTTTCGACCGCAACACCTGAAGGGTCTAACATCTCCAATGAAAGGTCTTTTTTATAACCTGCCGCATATCCCATACGACCTGTAACCGATTCGGCGTGTAAACGAACCCATTCCATTAACGATTGTGCCGCTGATGGACCAATTGGGTCACGGAAAACAACAGGTATTGTATTCCAGTTAAATCTACCTGCAACATATGTTGATGTATTTAAAAAAGGAATTTCGGTTTCTTTAATTGTTATTTTTGGTCTGGCAGTCGATTCTACATACCAAGAATTAATACCCAATGATGATGGAAACGTCAAAATAAATCGGTTTTTACGTTTTGGTTCATATGGGTCGGGCATTTTCATTAATAAGTCAGCCATTTTATTATATTTTTTGTTTTAGTTATTTTAGTTTATTTACCTATAAATACTTGATTATTTAAAATTTTTGTCTTATATTATCTAGGCGTTCTAGTTTATTAATTATATTAAATATTAATATTTTGTTTTAGTTTGTGATTTAGTTAAATAAGTTGTTACTGGATGCTCTAGTCCAAATTCTTTATTTAAAAATTCTTTTACTTTTTCCACATTTCTTTCATCGTCATCTGAAAAACCTATCGAAGGTATCACAAAATTGTTGGACACGTCATTTTTAAATAAGACTTTACCACCCACCATGTTTGCAAGTTCCTTACAATAACTGATAAATTCTCTTAACGCATTTATTTTTCCTTCTTCAGGATTGGCTTCAGAACCAGTTCCGAACGATACGGGGTGAAAACGACACATATCTAAATATTCTTTAATCATTGTGTCATCGTCTTTAATATCTTCACCTGTGAAATCACGATATTTCTTTAATGATTCTACCAATTTTTCTTGGTCCAAACCACCAACATTATTTTTGATGAGTTTGTAAACCGCTTGTTTTAAAATCATTGGATTGTGACCGCGAGCTGTGATGATTGCAAAAACCGACCCACCATTAACACACTCAATAAAATCGTCCCATGATGGTCCAAAACTAGCTGACATTACATCAATCAAAAATTGTTTTTCACCTTCACCTCTAAAATTTCTAAATGGATTAGGTGCAAAACCAACAATAGTTTTCCCATTATAAACAAATGGATTTTTACCCAAGTCGTGTCTGTGTTCCGCAAAATCATCTGTAGACATACCAATTTCATTATCTTGGTCATCTACTACCATAATTTTTGTTGGCATGTTCAATACATTGTCATCCCAATCAAAAGCATAATATTTGTGGTCTGGTAAACCTGATGGGTCCATACCCTCATTTACCATTTCTAACAAGTGCTTTCTAATCGATTTTTTTAAATTCATTATTTTTTTTCTTTTGATAGTTTTGATATAATCGATTCTAACTGTGATTCAGTTACAATAATGTTTTGTGGTTTTTTTGAATAAGTTTCTTTACCGTTAGTTGGTACTTCCAAACTTTCCATTAATACTTTTTTTGTGAACTCCATAGTTTTATATATAAATAATAGGGAGGATAGTTTTATTTATCCTCCCAAGTTTATTTTTAAATATTATCAAAAGATGCTCCTGAAGGGGTGATTAAAAATTCAATATCAATAAATTCAAGAGCTTTTGTTGGTTTAAGGTAAATTTTACCTGTTAATGTATTTCTATCCAAATCTTCAGGTGTGTTTGTAACAACAACTCTAAAGTCAATCAAACCTCTATCTCTTCTGATTGAATCCAAAATTGGATTAACAGCGTCCAAGAAATCTTGTCTAACTTTGTCGTCGTTTTGTTCGAACAACAATCTAACAGCGACTGCTGAAATTAACTTACGAGCTTGTAATAACAATCTTCTTACGTTGATTCTATCAAGAGCTGATTCAGCGACTTGTGTTGTTTTGTTACCCCAAATTACAGTTCCAACATCTGAAAAAGTTGCGATTGGGTTTACCCTACCTTGATATAAGGTATCTCTATCTTCTTGTGTTAACTTTTTACGTGCTTTAACTGAACTAACTAATCCTCTTGTATAACCCGCAGATGCAAACCAAGGGAATGAAATGTTATCAGTCAATGCCAAGTTTTTACAAACTTCACCTGTTGGTGGTAAGTAAACTTGTGTATTGTTAACAGTATCCCTTGTTAAAATCCAAGGGTAGTAAGTTGCTGTATAGTTAGAGTCAATTCCCGCATCTGATAACGAATCAACAGTTTCTTGTGGGTATAACAAACCATCAGTACCTGTTGTTGTTGGTAAGAACATGTTGTAATCAGGTGTTGTCATAATGTACAATGAATCAGCTCTATCACTTTCAATCATATCAATAGCATTTTCAACAAGATTTGAGTTATTAACAAAATCAATACCCGGTGTAACAAACACGTTAATGTTTACAGCTTCAGGGTTTGAAAAAGTTAATTGTCCTTTCAAGTACGCATAATAGTCAGTGTTCGCGAAATCAGTTTGATTACCATCTACAGTTATCTTTTTGAACGCTCCCCATCCAGTTGCTGTTGGGTACTGTGAACTAGCCACAGCTCCTTTTAAGAAACCCGTATTACCTAAAGTGTATGTATCACCGTTACCTAAATAAACTCTGTTAATTTTATCACCACCACTTCTTGTTACACTTGTAAAAGGTGGTTGGTAAATTATTTCACCCGCAGTGTCATATTTAGTTTTGTAAATTGGGAATGGTACTGTTGAAGTTCCATAGTTTCTTAAAGTATAACCTTCAAATCCACAAGGTAGCGCATCGATAGGTGCATCAATGTTCAGTTCTAACATCACATATTTAGATTTGATTTCGTATTCACCATCTGAAGTTCCAATCTTTTTAGCTACAAAACTATTTAAGTTTGGATTCATAGTACAGTTTGTGAATTTTTCAAGTATTACTTGATTTGCATCTGTGTCATTAAAGTCACGAACAACAACATCAAATGTTAAATTATTAAATGACATGTTTACACAAGATAATTTAACTTGTCTATTTGCTTCGTTACCGTCAGAAATTAATATAAATCTAAACAATTCGTAAACTTTATTACCTCTTAATTCTGAAACAAGATAAGGTGTTTTAGGTGTTTGATACTGTTCTAAATACCAACCAATAGAAGTGTTAGTTCCGTTATCATCTTGTGCTGAAGGTAATGAAGTTAAAGAAGAACTTAAACCTTTTACATAACCTTTCTTATAACCATAATTTAATAAGTTATAAAATACTTCTTCAACAAATAATGGTACTTCAGCCTTTGGTTTTCCAAAATTAGAACCACCAAATACTTTTGTGATATAATTTGCATCTGAACCATCTAATGACGCTTTAAATTCAAACGTAGTGTTGTCTTTAGTTTTTCCTGAAACACCGAATGAACCAAATGGATTTTTAGAAGTACCTGAATAAGTACCTGAAAAATTTAACACAGTATTTGTTACACCTGTTACTTGATAGTCAGGATTTTCAACACTTGAACCGTAAGTTGCAATACCTCTTGAACGTAAAGTTGCTACGACCATATTATTATACGAACTAAACGCTGTACCTGATAATGTGTTGTTCT